CAGAAATGAGTACAACAATGAGCGAACAACTCAAAGCTGCAGGCCTTTCATACTTGAGAGCTGCAGTTAGCTGCGTGGGAGCCCTTTATCTCTCAGGCATTACAGACCCTAAGACACTAGCTAACGCGTTTATCGCAGGTTTAGTAGGTCCACTCCTAAAAGCTCTAGCTCCTAGCGAAAAGCAATACGGCATAGGGTCCAACTAATGAAAGCCCTGATAGGGGCGATACTGGGGATGTTGCTCCTATCGGGGTGCGGTTATCAAGGATGGGTAAGGTATGAGTGCCAAGAATACGAAAACTGGAGTAACCCCGAGTGCCAACCTCCACGCTGCGAAGTTGTGGGTACGTGTACCAAAGACCTCATACCCGAGGAAATCTATGAGCCGTTTAAGCCCTGAGGATTTACACGCCCGCCTTATAGTATTTATCGGAGTGACTTTAGCCGTAGTCTTTGGCCTATCAGTTTTTGGGATGCTTTACGCTCTTATCTTTGTAACTCAGCCTGTTAGTGCACAAGCTCCTAACGACCGAGCTTTTATAGACTTGCTTACAACTTTAACCGTATTTCTTACCGGCTCCCTCGGTGGAGTACTAGCTAGTAATGGGCTCAAGTCCAAACCTAAAAAAGAGGATGAACCGCCCCGCGTGTCTTAGTCGCATCTTGTCGGTATGTGCCTTTACCCTTATGGTGTACCACTAACTGCCGAGCCGGGCTAAGCTCTCAGGGTTTAGATCGTATCGGCCTTAACAAAGGGCGTAATACAATGAGTACAGTTTTAGAGATACAGATTTTAATTTATATGCTTATCGTAGCCTCGATTACCGCGGTGATTTTCTACGCAAAAGGTTTTAACGAGGGCAAGAAAATCGGGACACAGCTCGGCTATCGCCGTGGCGCTAAGTCGGTGCAACAATGATTAGCACCTCAAAGGCAGGCGTATTTTGTGATTACTGCAAAGACCGCTGGGGCGGCCGTCACGTTAAAGGCGTGTGGGAGTGGCACGAAAAGGCCCGCCGTCAAGCTGTAGTAACTATCACAAGCGTAACTATTAAAGCTAAAGGCACCGTGCGGAGCTACTGCGGTGAGTGCCGAGAGATCGTAAGTAACTGGCCGGATGGCACCGTTTTTCCTTTATCCGAGCAGGTGGAGCAGGCTATTAAAGCTGAGTCGCCTCTACTCAAGTTTGGAGTATCACAATGACGTTTTTAGATAACTACGAGGATGTAAACAGCCGTATTAAGCGTTTTAGATCAGAGTTTCCGAGCGGCCGGTTAATTGCTTATATTGAGGATGCAAACCTTAAAGAGGGCTGGATACTTGTTAAAGCTGAGGCGTATCGCGAGTATGAGGATACGGTGCCTAGCGCCGTGGACTATGCCTATGGCAACGTGGCCACCTACCCGGCTAATCTTAAAAAATGGTTTGTAGAGGATACTCTCACAAGCGCTTACGGCAGAGTTATAGGTTTGCTAACTCCTAGTCTCGAGCACAAGGCGCGTAGCACGTCGCAAGATATGGCGAGAGTTGAGCAGCCTGTAAGTACACCGGACTACTGGAGTATCGGTAAAGAGCCCGAGGGCACTGCGGTACCACTAGCTGCAACAGTGGAGACCGTGGCGGACCAACTCGGAGCAGAGGTTATAGAGTCATCTCCTATTTGTAACCACGGACGTATGATTTACAAAGAGGGCAAGAGCTCCAAAACGGGAAATGCCTATAAAGGCTGGACTTGTCCCTCAAAGGTGAAAACAGACCAGTGTAAGGCAGTGTGGATGTAATGGGCGAAATGCAGATGATAAAGGACGGCGTAGCTACGACCATCCACAGAGACGGCAGCATTACCCGCGAAATTGTGGATAAGTGCGATAATTGTGGGGACTACAGGTCCAAACAAGGGGGCCTAACTATCACCGTAGTAGGTGGTGAGGCGGTTATATGGCTATGCGAATTGTGCCGGGGTTAGATCGTGTAGTACTCGACCACGAACAAGAGCAGTTAGCCCACGATGTAGGTTTTAAGTGGATGCAGGTAAAAAACTCGCATCCTACAACGCAGCGGGGACAATATAACCGAGCTCTTAATTATCACGAAATGGTAACGGAAAAGGCTGAGGCTATGGGAGCTCAGATAGCTGTAGCTATTCACTTTAACGATTACTCTTACGTGCCACGCTTTGATGATTTCCACGATGGCGCGGATGTGGGTGGAAATATCGAGGTTAAACACACACACCACGCAAACGGCCATTTAATAATTCAGGATAGGCCTAGACCTGCCGAGCGGATGCGAGACATAGCAATACTCGTAATAGGCAAGTCACCGGTGTATTACCTTGTGGGCTGGATGCCTGTAGCTATGGCTATGCAGCCGAGGTATCGGGTGGCGTGGGATAACAACTACTGGGTACCTCAAGCTAACCTGTTTGAGATGAAGTACCTAAAGAGGTCCGAGTATGGCGACAATGCGCTTTAGCTGCAGGGTATGTAAGGCCGTACACGATCATAAGAATATAACCGAGTTTGGCAACCTACCGCCCGGGGTACTTGTAGTTGAGTGCCTCGGGTGTGGGGTGCTAGGCGTACAGCTGTTAGATGCTGAGGAGAGTATTAAAGATGCTTAACAAGGACACTATCTATAACGAGAATTGCCTCGATACGATGGCAAAAATGGAAAACAACAGTATCGACCTTGTTTTAACCTCACCGCCATACGATGATTTACGCGATTATGAGGGGTATAGCTTTGACTTTGAGGCTATCGCTCAAGAGCTGTACAGAGTTGTAAAAGAGGGCGGCGTAATTGTTTGGGTAGTAGGCGATGCCACTAAAAACGGATCCGAGACAGGCACGAGCTTTAGGCAGGCTTTGTACTTTATGGGACTGGGTTTTAACTTACACGATACGATGATTTATCAGAAAAACTCAAGCAAGTACCCTGCAAGGCCGGACTCAAACAGATATACACAGATATTTGAGTATATGTTTGTGTTTAGCAAGGGCAAACCTAAAGCTAATTTAATATGCGATAAAGCTAATAAATGGGCTGGACATATGGACTGGTCAGGCAAGATTAAACAACCGGTGCGTGAGTTTGGCCCTCGAGTCAATATATGGCCCTATGTAACCTCTATGAATAGTACAGGCCATCCGGCCCCGTACCCTGAGGAGTTAGCTCAGGACCATATTCTCAGCTGGAGCGATGAGGGCGACCTTGTGTATGACCCATTTATGGGTAGTGGCACTACTGCCAAAATGGCAATACTAAATAAACGGCACTATATCGGCAGTGAGATAAGCCCCAACTATTGCAAGCTGGCTAATGAGCGTGTGCCGTGGGTGATGTTGTGAGAAACGGTGAACAACCTATGAAACGATATTTGACTAGGCTGGTACGCTCCACACTCGCAGGCGAGCCGCTAGGGCGGATAGCTCGCAGGCGGAGTTTGGTGCTATCGGGCGCTCTATGTATTACTACTGCAATAGCTATAACACCGGCCCTAGCAATAGATAAAAGCAGTATAAAACACTATGAATATAAAGCGTTTGCAGCTTTAATAATTAACGATAGTAAGCAGATGAGATGTTTGGATAAGCTCTGGACTAAGGAAAGTAACTGGAGACCAACAGCTAAGAATAAAAAGAGTAGTGCGTTTGGGATACCTCAGCTGTTAAAGATGACTGAGACAAACCCATATAGACAGATAGTCTTAGGCATTAAGTATCTAGATCATAGATATAAAGGCGATGTGTGTAGAGCACTCAAGCATCACAAGATTAAGGGACATTACTAATGGTACGAGGTACGAGAGACCCTCGAGTATCAAGAGCATACAAACAACAACGCTTAGTAGTACTAGCTAGAGATAACTACGTCTGTGTCTATTGTGGTATGGATGCTACGCAAGTAGATCACGTTGTTAGTCTGCGTGACGGGGGCGACCCGCTCTCATTAGACAACCTTGTTAGTAGCTGTGCAAGATGCAATAACCGTAAGGGTCCACGCTCACAGGCTGTTTTTTTAGCGTCCATTTCTACCCCCCCTGCCT